CCCTTCACTAGCCACCTTTCAGGTGGCTTTTTGCTTCTGCATCAAAGTGCATATGCTTGCATGAATCCGCATGATCCAAATTGGATCGCTAAGCGTTTGTAAGGCCAGAGCTGGCGCGGTCAGAGATGGTACATGCACATGCATGAAAAGCGATGCATAAAGCGGGCAGGCGTGGCGGGGATAGCATTGCGCGAGCACACATGTAAATCAAAAAATAAATTGAGTTTTTCTTAAAAATTATTTAATTTGACCCACCTCCTTTTCAACTAAAAATAACAAAATGATATTAAGAGAAAAAAAACGTTTTCTTCCCTTAAACCAAATCCCAGTTTCTCTATGGGATGTTAAGGAGGAGACTCTAAAATTGCCCGGAGAGTTAATTTCAAGTTGGGTTCAACTACTTGATAGTGAAAACCTACGAGAGATGGCTTTAAATGATAGTGTTAGTAATAGTACAGGTGGGCAGGATAAATGCGAAACCGACACGCATTTAGCCAATAAATACACTGGCTCATGTGCCAGAACAATTCTTTCTATTATTGATCCACTGGATAAAGCTAAACTTGCATCAGATACATATATATCAATATTTTCTGGCGGAGACGTTTTCTTATTAGATATTCCTGCAGGAGCTGGTTCTGGAAGCGTATCTATATTATCAACACTATATGAATTAAGAAGTAAAAATATCCTCCCCAGATACCCACTTAACTTAAAAATACTAGCTGGCGAAATTTCACCATCAGCAAGAGATTATTTTTCTAGGCAAATTGAAGGATTAAAACCACTATTAGAGACTCAAGCAATAATTGTGGAGTATGAGATAACAGATTGGGATGCAGTTAATCTTCAAAATAACTTAGATCTTGTTTTCAAGATGTATGAGAAAGGAAAAGGGATTCCGTGCAAACTGATTTTAATAACTAACTTTTCCGGTTTTTTAGGAAGCGAACAAAACTGGGATTCAGCAAAAAATAGTTTTGAATCAATTTTCCATGTTAACAAAGATGATAATAGTCATGTCATATGGATTGAACCACAAATCAGCAAGGCAAGAAAAATTGTCGGAAAAATAGCAAAGTGGTTCTTCACAAAGTTCCCTTTCTTTATTCAAGAAAACAAAAGTGAGGATGACCTACATTGTGAAACTGAGATTAACTGCTCGCATCCACTTAAGGATGTAAAGTTCAAAACAAGAATGAAAATTATGTGTTTTAGACTAACTCAAAGGAATGATCAATGAAGACCACTCTAGCCGTCAAAGCATTATCTGCATATCGTAAAAGAGATATCATCCCTTACTTAGCTTTAAGGTATTATCTTGAAGCACCGACGTCCAAAACAGATTATTGGATAAGTAACATTTGTACAAGACTTGCTAACAACACCAAAAAAAACTATATAAACGTTAAACACTTTAAAGAAACCGTTGGCGCTGAATACATTTTTCGTGACATATTTTACCCTTCACCTAACGAAGCATTGGCCGAAACTTTCCTAATAACTGAGATTAGCAAAGTATCAAAAATGCACCCTGAGAACTATGTCTACAGTTACATGCTTGAGGACGCCACATCAAAAAATGGTGTTTTCATTAATTATTTCGATGGATTAATTAGAAGACAAAAAGATATAGCTTTAGCATGTAATTCAAATATTGGTAAGAAACTTTCATATAGTGATATTAAAAAGTTTTATCCTAGCATTTCCTTGGAAGATGCGAAATCCACATGGGAAGAACACACTACCAAAAACAATATTGACAGGAAGTACATTGATCTCGGGTTGGTTTTATTAGAAAACCAAATTACAGCTTCGACATTTTTTCATGACAACCAAAAGCTTCTTGTCGGCCCGTCATTCAGCCATGTTATCGCAAATCTAATATTAAAAGACATTGATATCAAAATGCATGATATAACAGGTGGTCATTACTACCGTTACGTTGATGACATTATAATGATAGGTGATGAGAAAGAAATTGAATCTTGGAGAAGCATTCTAAAAGAAACCCTGCTTGAAAAGAAGTTAGAACTACACGACAAAACCAAAGATTTTGTGATATCTACCAACGAATGGCTTTCAGGTGAACACGACTTTTCAGATAATCTAAGCCGAGATTGGGGCTATTTAATTGGTGACATTAAGAAATTTTTATTACTCAATCCTGAAAAGACAGACTCTTTAGAATCAGAGTTTAAAGAAAATGGAATTAGGATACCTGTTTTAGACTACTCAAATTCCATTCGTAATAAAAGTTACATTGAGAAATTCATTAGCAATTACAACTTTAAAAAGTGGTTTCGGCGAAAGTCAAAATCCTTATCGATTGAATCCATATTATTATCAGCTAAGAAATGCAAGACTAGCTTATTGAGGGCTTTGGATGAAGAAGATGCATTATTTAATTCAACTGAGTCTGATTATGAGAAAAAAAGAAGAGCCCCCAAGATAAGATATACATCTGGAAGGCTATTATACTTGCTCAACAAAGAAGAGTTAAATGTTTTGTTGAGTAAAACGATAAAATATCCAGAGCTGTATCTGCTTAATGCAATCGCAAAGAGCTTAATTAGTAGAGATGTTACTCAGATTATTCAGATGGGTCTTAATACCACACAGGCAGCTGCGCAACTACTTGTTGCTGATGGAAATGAGGTTACCTTTGATATATTAAAACTTGAAGATAGCGATCCTATCGTAGTAGAACAATCACTATCTATTTTAGGATTATATAAAATGAATTTCCCTAACACTGAGTTTGGTGGGAACTTCATAAAACTACTTTCTGGCAATGAGAATGACATTACCGAAATGATGAGCTCTAAGAATGACTTTATCAAAGAGTTTGCTTGTCTGCATGGCATTTCCCATCCAGACCACCTAAAAGTCTTACAATCAGGGTTCGATGAGGATGAAGATATTGTGCTCGATCTTCTAGATCAAATACAACCATCGAGCACATAAAAATTACAGGTCGTAATTTTTAAACTTGACTACATCTATTCCAACCCACTCGTTCATATCTGAGCTTCTATTTTGTAAGGAATGGAATTCATTCCTTACAAAAACTTTTGCCGTTTTTTCCACGTCTCCAAATCCTCCACTGTTTTCAGGTAAAATACCCATCATCTGCGGCGGCACGCGGTGCGCGCTTAGCAGATCGTCGCGGCTCGCCTTCTTAATGTTGAAAAAGTCATCACGCGTTGCCACTTCGCTTAGCGGCAGAATCTTGATGCCGTCCGGCTTACCATTAGGCGCATACATAAACAGGTTTCGGAAGTTGCCAATCCCTTTGGTGTCGCGCATGGCCTGGCGCATACGCTCGATATCGCTGCTGCTCTGTGCCGCGTCGGTCATATACAGGATGTAACCGGCGTGCGCGCCGTTCTGGTAATACTTGCGGCGGAACAGCGTAGCCGACTCATTCAACCAGGCTGAGTTAAGCGCGCTGAGATATTCCGGCAGGCCGTACAGTTCCTGATTAATATCCGGTTCGATAAGGTGGAACACCTGATCCGCCTCGAACTGGTGCGCCTCCTTCCATTCCCCGACAAACCAGTAAACGCCCTCTTCTACTCCGCGCCGCGTATATTTGGCCGGTGACGTTTCCAGTCGCAGCGGCTGACCAAGCGTGTTGCGACGCAGCTCGGCAAAGGCGTTGCCGAATACCAGATAATCGAGCGCAAACTTGCTGAACTCCTGCTGGCTAAACAGCGGGTGCGGAATAAAGGTTGAAGCCAGAATGTTGCGCTTAACGTAGAGCGGCGAGCTGTGGTGCACCGCCGAGCGCAGGCTTTTGGCGAGGCCGTGAAAGCTAACCGGCGGCTCGTACCAGCGCCCGTTATGAATGCATTCGGTGTAATCCATAATATCGCGCTTATCCAGTACCGCTGTTGGCTCACCGAAGCTGAACGCCTCGAACGGTTATGGCACTGCCGGTGATGGTTGCGATTGGGCCATTAATGCTCTGCGGTCTTTGCGTTTGCTCATCAGTAGAATTCCATAAATGAAGGGTTATCGCCGCCGCTGGCAGCGGTGAGCGGTTCGTTAAGCAGTGCGTGCATGATTGCCCACGCGACGTCGGCGTGGCTGGCTTCCTCGCTGCGGCTGGCTTCGTAAGTTGAACGGTTGCCGCTCGCGGTCATGGTTTTACGGATCGCCATAAACGACTGTGTGATATCGGTCTGGCCCGCGTCGTGTTCGAGTCGCCCGCTGCTGATGGTGTCCTTCGCTTTGAGCACCATGGCGGTTTTTACTTCCGGCGAGTATTTGATTTCGCGCGCTGCCGAAAAGAACTGTCGCACAAGCTGAAAGACGCCCTGACCGATGCCGGTCGCATCCACGCCGATGTATTCCACGGTGTATTTTTCGGTGAGCGCTCTAATTGCATCGTGAGCCTGCTGTGACGCGGGT